GGATTATGTTTATGTGGATGATGCCTGCAGGGCGATAAATCACGTTATGAAAAACGGCAGATTAAATGAAATTATCAATATAGGTTCTGGAAAACCCACTTTAATTTGCAATGCGATTGATTATGCACGTCAGAAATTGAATTCTAAAAGTCGAATCAATAACATCGAAACTGCTGAATTCCATAAGGTGGTTCAGACCACGGATATGGTATTAGATACCTCGAAATTAAAAGCTTTGGGCTTTGAATTAGAATACAAGAGCATTGAGTCGATTATAGATAAGTTGTTAGAATAACTAAATAATCTCACAATCACAGTGCATTGTTTTATAAGGGTATAATGAATAAATTCAAGTCCTATCTAATTGAAGAAGAGGAAGGCTCAAAGCTAAAACACATAGAACACCTCGAAGATCATATTATCAATGATGGTCGCGAGGGGTTTGACCATGCTTTGGGTGTGATGAATCAGGCCCATGCACACATAAAATCTGGTAAAACAGATGCGTCTCTGACCATGAAACACGATGGTTCTCCAAGTATCGTTTATGGTCATCATCCCAGCAACGGAAAGTTTTTCGTTGCTTCAAAATCTGCGTTTAACGTCACCCCAAAAATTAACTATACAGACCAAGATATTGAGAAAAATCATGGTCATGCGCCAGGTTTGGTCGACAAACTTAAAGACGCATTACATCACCTTAAGAAGGTTGCGCCTAAGCAAGGCGTATATCAAGGTGATGTTATGTTTTCAGGTAAAGATAAGAAAGAGCGTGACGGAAAGGTTGAATTTAAGCCTAATACTATTACATATTCCGCTGCTAAAGATTCGGAAGAAGGTAAGAAAATAAAGAAGGCGAAGTTCGGTCTATACACACATACACAATATCACGGCGATACTGCTGAGAGTATGCACGCACATTTCAATCCGGATTTTTCACAATTCAAAGAACATCCAGATGTATACCATCGTTTACCAGGACACGATACCAGTAAATCGAAGCTAACTCCTGCCGATGAAAAAGAAATGAAACATCACATGGATATCGCAAAGGATTTGCACATCAAGCATGGTAATCGCATGTATTCTGCGATTGAACCACACAAAGAATTTATTAAGAAGTATATTAATAGCACAGTAAGAACAGGAGAAGATCCTGGTGTCGCAGGTCTAAAAACTCATATTCAAAATCATTTCATTAAAGAGATGGGTAAGGTAAAAACCCCTGCTGCAAAAGCTAAGAAAGATGAAGAAAAGAACGCGCATTTAAAATACATAGATAGTCACAGGGGTGATTATACACATTTTCTTGATACGCATCATCACCTACAACAAGCTAAAAATGTACTTGTAAATGCATTAGCTAGACATACCGGTGGATTGGAACATCATGTAAATGATTCTCCAGTTAAACCTGAAGGTTTTGTAGTAACACACAAAGGCAAAGTAACTAAATTGAACGATAGAAAAGAATTCAACAGACTCAATTTCTTAGCGAGACCTCGATAATGAAAGGGTTTATTCAACTCCTAGAGGAAAAGAAAAAGACATTGGCCATGCTTTTTGGTCGTATGAATCCTCCCACTGCTGGTCATGAGGATAATGTCAATGGTCTTAAAAAATTAGCTAAAACACATCGTGCAGATCATTTAGTTATTGCATCACATTCCCACGATGCAAAGAAGAATCCTTTAGATGCTGAAACTAAAATGAAGCATTTGAAGCGCGCTTTTCCGGATACCAATGTAACAACCTCAAGTAAAGAAAAGCCAACTATTCTACACCACGCCTCAGAAGCACACAAGAAAGGTTATACCCATCTTGTTGTAGCCGGTGGTGGTGATCGAGCGCATGAATATCACAAATTGTTGAATCGTTATAACGGTGTAACTGGGCATCACGGATACTACAAATTCGATCATATTTCGGTAAAGTCTACCGGCGAGCGTAAGAAAGGTGTATCAGGAACCGATATGCGTAAGCACGCACAAGAGGGTAATTATGAAGAATTTAAGAAACATGCACCCTCACATATATCCAAAAATGAAAAGCACGCTAAAGAATTGTATCATGATACCCGTGCCGGATTAGGTATTCATGAAGATACTATGTACGGAAAATTCAAAGCAATTTTCATTACAGGTGGTCCAGGATCAGGTAAGGATATTGTAATACGTGAAGCGATTGCAGCGCAACATGCTGTAGAATTGAATACATCACAGATGATTGCGTATTTAGGTGATAAGCAAAAACTATCTGAGGCATCTAGTGATATTCGCCGCGAAGCTATTAGAAATCGTTCAACTCTGATTATAAATGGTACCGCAGATAACTACGATGCGATTGATTATATTAAAGAAGAATTAGAAGAACTTGGGTATTCCACAATGATGGTATACGTGGACACAACTAATGGAACAAGCATACTTCGAAATGAAGGCTTGCGTCGTATGGTTGCTGAATCTGTACGTCTTGAAAAATGGCAAAAAGCCCAAGTTAATAAGATTAAATTTCATGACATTTTTGATGATTTCAATTTGTTTGAAAATAATAGTGATCTAACATCAATAGAGGAATCTATAACTGATGTTTGTGGTCATGTGACTGAATTCTTAAACAATAAGAATTTGAATGAGAGTGCTGCTAATTGGTTGTTGAATAATCATTGGAAGATGATGAATTTGAATGAACAGGCAGAATTATTAATTAAATTAGATGAAGGTGATAATGATGATAGACAGAATAAAACAGTGGCTAATAAAATGGTTTACGAGACCAGAGGTAACTCTAAGCGCACCATCTCAGGCTTGGACGGATCGAATAATTCAGGAAGATGTAGATTACACAATCGATTCATTAATGAAAACAACTGCCCAACCTGTCAAATTGAAAGAAAGAAAGGCAAAATCGACTCGATCAAAGACGGAGACGTTGAAAGCAACTCCAGCTACATCTTCAAAACCTACGAAGAAAAAGAAGGACCAAGTCTCAAAACCAACCCAGAGCCGAAAGTCCCAGCCTTCCAAAAAGACAAAGAAGTTGTAAAAGCTAGAAAATCTGCTGCGCTACCTAATCCCAATATGCGCGTAAGACAACCAGGCATAGGACCTGAATATGACACAAGAGGACAAGGTACAGTATATCCTATGTCTGGTTTGGGTAATATGACATATAGAGAACAGGTAGATAATAAATATAAACAGGAAGCCGCAGAAGCTCCAACAAAAAAATTCTCTGAATTTAGAGTTTCTAAAGTAAACGAAGCAATTGATGATCCAGGAGCATCCGATATGGGTGTTAGTGGGACTGCTGGAAACGCAACAGCAAAAGAGCCTATGGAAACATTATCAAGCAAAACCGCGAATGTTACTACCGGCATTAAAATAAGAAAAAAGAAAAGACAGGGCGAGGAATAATCCATGAAAGATAAAGTTTCTAAATCAATGATCGATGCTGTTAATGATATCATTAAAGGCTCATCTTTGACAGAAGGTAAAGACTGTGATGATTCTAAGTCTAAGGATGATCCTAAAGCTAAGGATACCGACAAGAAAGATGACTGGAAAGAAAAATTCAAAGACAAGAAAGCTATGAAGAAAGAGTCAACTATTCCTCATTTCGCCCTACGTTTGATCGAAAATGTATACCTAGCTCATGAAACAGAAGCTAATGCTATCATTGCCGAAGCTGCTGCTTTAGAAGAATCAATGACAGATGATCAAAAGAAGAAACGCGAAAAGATCGTCAAAGGTATGAAGGGTGATGCTCAAGGATTCAAAGATCGTTACGGCAAGCGTGCTAAAGATGTAATGTATGCAACTGCAACAAAGAAGGCAGTTTCAGAAGAAAAAGAACATGATGATGAAGCCGAAGATAAAGAATTGATTAAGAAAACTGTCAAGAAAGATTGTCTAGCTAAGGAAGATGTTGCGGATCGCAATACAGATTCATGTGATGACGATGATGATGACAAGAAGAAATCTAAGAAAGATGACGATGATTCCGATGATAAGGATGACGATAAGGATGATTCCGACGATAAGGATGATTCTGATGACGACAAATCAAAGGGTAAATTCAAGTCATTTAAGGAATTCAAGAAAGGCAAGGATTCAGACGACAAGTAAATGTTAGGTAAAGACGGATCAACATCGGAAGCAGATGGCGACTACGGCTCAAAAGATGAGATACCTAAGGACGGTCCTGTGAAAAAGAAGTTTAAAGAAACATTTGGAACTAATCCAAAAGATCCATGGTCTGCTAAGGCTGAGATTGCCGAAGATGATGAGAAAAGTCTTGTTGCGCGATTCCTCAAGTCTAAGGGTATTGACCCAAGATATATAAATCATGAAAAAAGAGCGGCACATGGTCGCTCTGGTGAATTTCAGGCTTGGAAGGCTCGAATGAAGAATCTTCCAGTGCCTCAGAATGAAAATACAATGACTCCCGATCAATTAGCTGCGCATCACGGTGTATCCGTAGATAAGATAAGACAGCAATTAAATATCGGACAAAAAATCGAGCATGAACACACTTCAGTAGATTCGAAAGCATTGAAAATTGCAAAGGATCACGTTAAAGAATTTCCTGATTATTATACTCGATTAAACAAATTAGAAAAAGGAGCTAATGCAGCATTACCTCCAAACGATCCTGAAAAGAAAGTGTCAGAAAGCACTTTGAGTAGAGTTAAGAAATATCTAAAAAAGATAGATGAAGAATTGTACGATCACGAAAAGGATGATAAAACAAGCGATGTAAAAGGTACTGCCCCTAAACTGGAAAAAGCAGAAGATCAGAGCAGACGAGGCGAAGCGCCTACTGCCAAGGCGGTGCTATCAGGTGGTAAAACAGAAACGGGCAAGCCACGCGACACCATAGAAATTGATCCTGCACTAAGAAATCGTCCTATGCCGGGTCAAGCGGACCTTACTAAAGCAAACGACGTTAAAAAATAAAATAAACTGTTTTCAAATAGTAAGGATTAGTTGAATGAAAGATAAGGTAGCTACTATCTTTGATCTTGGAGAGCGCATGAAAGTTTTAGAAAATAGAGTTGAGGAATTAGAGATGAATCTAATGACTTTGCAACATCAGCAGAATCAATTTTATGATCGAACTTCAAGTTCTATTCATGATCTACAGAAATCTATGCATAACGTACAAGATGACATTCACACGTTAATGTTGCACAACAGAGACATGGTTCCAGTAGTTCAAAAACTAGGATTATGGTTGCAACAGGGTGGATACATTGGCAAAGAAATTAAAGAATAAATATACGATAAATATTGCTATAACAGGCAAAGACCTATATACCGGGAGAAAGATAAATGCCAATTAATGGTAATACAGATACAAATGCCAATCGCCCAACAGGAAGAATTCCTCAGATGCGTGTGGCACGTACAAAAAATATCACTGCATCGAATAATCAGTTGGCTACCGGTATTAGCAATACCTTCATCAATGTTGATAGCACATTCGCTGTAGTAAACGCACAATTAACTATCATCGGCGCGAACGTATCAGGAAACAATATTCGTGTTGGTACTATCATCACAAATTACAGCACAAACCCTGTAACGGGTAATACCTTCATCACAATCAATCCTGGAACAACTGCAAATATTCAGCGTGGTGATGTAATTTCTATCGGCAACAATATTGTTTATAAGTCTAACACTTATCAGGCAACATTCAATACCGATACTGTTCTAGTGACAGATACCCGTAAAGCTAATTTGTTTGCTAACGGTACAGGCACACGTATCAATACAGGTAACTCAGTTCCTGGTTCACAGACTGCTAATGCTAACATCGCTATTACATCTTCAACAGGATGGAATCACGTACAAGTAGGCACTGGCGGCCGCGCAGGTAGAATCCAAGTAGAAACCTTGATCACATTGAGTAACGCGCAAGCTTTGAATACCCTATCGGGTAACACAAGCAATGCGAACGTTTACTACGCGGGAGTTTAATACATTCACGATAGGGGGTAGCAATACCCCCGTATTGGTATACAATAATATAATGTTTGATAATTTGAATGATGATAATTTCACGATGTATGCGATCAAGGCTTATGAAAAGCCTAATTGTATTATGTCTGAATTTGAAGGTGATTTAAAACGAACAAAATATCTTAAGAGATTGTTTCGTAAATACAAATTGACGAATCAACTCAAAGAGAGATTGATTTTAAATCATATCATCATGCTCTATAATGTATTTGGAGCAGAAGCAACTACACGCATATTATTTTATAGAATCGATTCTAAAGATTATGATGTATTAAAAACATTCCTTCTTTATCTCAATTTAATGCCGGATATTGTATTTGGAATTAGAGGGAAGATGATTAGATCGAGTGATATACTAATAGATTTAAATATAGCACAAGTATTAAGAGAACTATGAAAACACTCAAGCAAATAATGGAAGATGGAGCGGCAGTAGCTGGTCCAACATGTAGTGCTGGAAGTGGTGCTGTAGCAGGAATCGGACAACCCGCAGGAAGCCGTCAAGCTGAACCTGGAGTCCCACCTAAAAATAAAAAGAGTCGTCTACTCTTAGATATGGGAAGACGCAACAAATCATAAATTGAGGTAGACTATGAATGTTACAAGTGAACAACTTAAAGCGATTTTAAAGAATAACAAAAATCCTTTAGAACTTGCTGTCGTATTCAATGTCGTATTTCCCAAGTACGAAATCAATACCGTAAATCGTATAGCTGGATTCATCGCTCAATGCGGACACGAATCTAGAGACTTTACAATATTAGCAGAAAATCTTCACTACTCACCTGAACGTCTCCGTCAGGTATTTCCTCGCATGTTCGCATCCGTAGATGCAGCTATACCATATAATACACCTGAGAAAATCGGCAACAAATTGTACGCAAATCGTATGGGCAACGGATCTGAAGAATCAGGTGATGGTTATCGTTTCAGAGGGCGTGGGGCGATTCAATTGACAGGTCGCAATAACTACGAAGCTTTTGCAAAAGCAATCGGAAAGCCTATTTTAGAGGCGGTGGCCTATTGTGAAACACTTGAAGGTGCTATTGAATCTGCATGTTGGTTTTGGAAGAATAACAGTTTGAATCAAATTGCAGATGAGGACAACATTGTCAAAATGACTCAGCGCATTAACGGTGGTCAAATCGGTATAGACGATAGAACTATTCGTTACAATAACGCAAAGAAGGTATTGTCATCATGAGTCTTTTAGATACAGTTTTTCCAGAAGCAAAAGCTGCAAAATGGATTGCAGGTGGTATTGTTGTGGCTGCTATATTTTTCGGTATATGGTTATTCTACAACAATTACAATAATGCTCTAACTAAAATTGCTCAAAATGAAATTGCAATGCAATCTATGCGTGAAGGAATAGAAAAACAACAAAATACAATCGCAAGCATACAAAATGATATCAAAGAAATTGGTGTATTGCGTGATCAATTAGCAGCAAATGATAAAAAATATGAAGAAGGTTTTCGTGATACGGAAACAAAATTCAACAAGATAAATAAGACGACAGGTGAAATTAGAGATTTCACCAAACTGGCCGCTGCTAAACCGGGTCTTGTCGGAAAAATCATTAATGAGGGTACTATTGATTTTTTACGATGTGTTGAATTAGCATCCGGCGCACCAAGAACACAGGATGAAATCAATGCAAAAATTCCAAGCAAAATCAATAGCACATGCCCTGAGCTTGCTAATCCTAATTTCAATACCATTCATTAATGGTTGTGCCCCAAAACCTATTGAAATTAAAACTACAGAAGAACCTCGTCCAAAATTAGCTCTCCCACCAGTACATTCATTAGGAATGGATGTATTTCATTGGTCTGTCATCGATCAAGATGATAAGACATACATGTGTTTAACTCCGGAAGGATATAAAACATTAGCTCTCGATAATAAGAGAGTTTATTACTTTATGCGTCAACAGACAGATCAATTGAATGCTTATAAACAATATTATGAACCTGCAAGTGAGCAGTAAATGGCAGATGAAAGTCATTACGGCGCAAATACTATATTCAAAACGACCCTCGCTGTACATGACGAAAAACTAAGGGCTCAAAAGGAACAAGGGCAACAACTACTCGCGTCTATTCAAAGATTTCATTCATTAGTCATAAAAGACTTAGAAAATCTACGTAAAGATATCAACGAAAAAGACATTAACAATTTTCGTTATATCAATGATAAGATTGATGAAGCGGAAGAAAGAATGAATGAGAAATATGAAAATATTTCCAAAACAATCAAAGAATTTGAATATAGAGTACAAGGCGCAATTGAAAATTCAAATAAAACCACCGACGAAAAATTTAGAAGTTATAATGATTTCATAGCTAAGGTGCAAACACTACCCTCGAAAGTTAATGAGTTGGTTAAGAAGGTAGAATCTTTAGAACATTCAAAATGGTATATTATGGGATTAGGTGGAGCTTTATCCGCCTACGTAACATATAGAAGTTTGTTTTAAGGAGATTACCATGGGCATTTCATCATTTTTCAAAATGATGCATTCGGGCCGAGATAATGAAACTCCAGATATAGCGAGAATATTATGTTCATTATGTATTTTAGTGGTATTGTTTCTCGCTATATGGGACGACGTTAAGCAGGGGAAACCGACAGATTTTGTTGCATTTGGTGCATGTATCGCACAGGTACTAGGCGCAACTGGATTGGCTATTAAATTAAAAGAAGGAAGTGAGCCGGTAAATACAGATCCGGAACAGAAATAATTCTTTACTTATTATGTAACCTGTGATAGTATCATATCATGAGTATTTTTATTGACAGAAAATTCCTACTGATGATGGCACCTAAATTGGAAAGGTTTGCGCAGAAAAAGCCAGACCTTTACAATTTCAGGTGCCCGATCTGTGGTGATTCAAAAAAACAAAAAACAAAATGTCGTGGATTTGTATATAGAAAGAAGAATGATTATTTCTATATGTGTCATAACTGCGGCGCAAGTATTACATTTTATAATTTCCTGAAAACTATCGATCCTTCATTGGAAAAGATGTATGCATTGGAAAGATTTAGCAATGGAGAAACGTCACATCACAATTATGTGAAGCCTACGTTTGAAGAAGTGAAAACATCAATACCAAAATTTAAACAGAAATTTGATTTACCATCTTTGATGGAATTGTACAATTACGATAAGAATCATTATGCTGTCAAATACATTCTTGATAGAAAAATTCCTCTGGAACAATTGAATCATCTTTATTACGCCCACGATTTTAAACAATTTGTGGAAACAGTAGAGGAAGAACTCGGACTGGAAAAAAAGAAAGGTTTAAAGGATGATGATCCGAGAATCGTAATACCTTTCCATGACAACAATAATAACATAACTCACTTTCAAGGTAGATCATTAATTGAATCTAATAAAGTTCGATATATAACTATCTCGATAAATGAGGAAGCGCCAAAAGCCTTTGGTTTAGAAAGAATTGATCCAAATAAAATGGTATACGTTCTAGAAGGACCATTTGATTCTATGTTCATACCGAATGCAATTGCAACCGCAGATTCGAATCTTATAAAGGCCATCGAATTTGGATTAAAAGATATTACATTGGTTTATGATAATGAACCTCGCAATAAAGACATTGTGAAGTTCATGGCACGTGCCATTGTTAAAGGATTGCGCATTTGTATCTTCCCCCATACTGTTGAGGAGAAAGATATCAATGATCAAATACTTGCCGGAAGAACACCGGAACAAATAATGATGTTAATTAAAAATAACAGCTATTGTGGCCTTAGAGCGCAATTAGAATATATGAAATGGAAAAAAATATAATTGGAGATTGAAATATGAATGTGAAATTGGTATCCTACACTCAGATGAATCCTGAGTTTGATTATTATGATGCAACAATAAGTAATAAATTAAAATCATTACTTGATATTATTGCGTATACTGCGCGCGTATCAAATCCAGCTAATCAGATGAATACAGAAACGTCTGAAAAATTAGTTCGATATCTTATCGACCATTCTCATTGGTCTCCCCTAGAAATGGTGAGTGCATGTCTTGAAATTGAAACTACTCGCGACATTGCTCACCAAATTCTACGCCATCGTTCATTTACATTTCAGGAATTCAGTCAGCGTTATGCTGATCCCACCAAGGCTCTTGGATTTGAAATTCGTGAGTGTCGTTTACAAGATACCAAAAATCGACAGAATAGTCTTGAAGGTGCTGATTCTGATACCCAATACGGCTGGCACACCATACAAAACAAAGTCATGGTTGCTGTACAGGAAGCATATAAGTGGGCAATTGAAAACGGAATTGCAAAGGAACAAGCGCGCGCGGTTTTACCGGAAGGTATGACTACAACTCGCATTTATATGAGCGGCACTTTGCGTTCATGGGTGCACTATATAGACCTACGTAGTTCAAATGAAACTCAGAAAGAACATCGATTGGTTGCTCGGGCCTGTGGTGAAGCTTTGAGACCTGTATTCCCAATGATTGGAGATTTTATTCATGAATAATCTTATGACGTATAGTGATGTGGAAGAATTCATGGATGCATTCGAACAAAATGAAACGGGATACGGAACCAAACAGTTTAAATTGTATTGCGATTTGATTAATGAGGAATATGTAAAAGAATTATTGCCTGCATTACAATCTAGTGATATTGTCGAAATTGCTGACGGTATTATGGATTTGATTTGGGTACTTCAAGGTCTTGCAATCACACTCAAAATTCCTATGCAGGAATGTTGGAATGAAGTTTCGCGAAGCAATTTCAGTAAAATTCCTAGAGACGGAATACTTCTCAAAAGAGAAGATGGTAAGGTAATGAAACCGGATACATATAGTCCTCCAGATATAAAAACAATTCTAAAAAAGGCAAATATTGACGTATGATTAAGGAACTTAAAATAGATTTAGAGAGAGATAAATTATTTGACGAATTGGGTCTTAAAAGACTAAAAGAATCATATATGAATCCGAATGAAGAATCTCCGCAAGAGAGATTTGCCTATGTTTCAAAAACATTCGGATCTAATGTCGAACATGCCCAAAGATTATATGAATATTCAAGTAAACATTGGCTGTCATATTCTACTCCTATTTTAAGTTTTAATCATAAGAAGAAAGGTCTTCCGATATCTTGTTTTCTCAATTTCATTGAGGATACATCGGAAGGTCTTGTCGATAATCTATCAGAGACGAATTGGTTGTCTATGATGGGTGGTGGGGTCGGTATAGGTTTTGGTATTCGTTCAGCAGATGAAAAATCCACTGGGGTAATGCCCCATCTTAAAATTTATGATGCAAGTTCTTTGGCATATCGTCAAGGAAGAACCCGTCGTGGTTCATATGCCGCATATCTAGATATTAGTCATCCTGATATCATTTCCTTTCTCGAAATGCGTAAGGTCACCGGTGACCCCAACGTTCGCTGTCTCAATTTGCATCATGGTATAAACATATCAGACAAGTTCATGCAAATCATTGAAAATTGTATGTTAGATCCAAATGCAAATGATGACTGGGAATTGATCGACCCACATTCAAATGAAGTTCGCGAGATTGTTTCCGCAAAACATTTGTGGCAACAAATCATAGAAATTCGAATGCTCACAGGGGAGCCTTATATTCATTTTATCGATACCAGTAATCGTTTTCTACCAACACACTTAGCGGATCGTGGATTACATATTACTCAATCCAATTTGTGTTCTGAAATTATTCTTCCAACAAACAAAGATCGTACAGCCGTATGTTGTTTATCATCTGTCAATCTAGAATATTTTGATGAATGGAAGAATGATAAACTATTTCTTCTAGACGTTGCCGAAATGCTTGATAATGTATTACAATATTTTATTGATCATGCACCTAAGCAAATTAAGCGCGCGAAATATTCAGCCGAAAGAGAACGTAGTATAGGCATAGGCGCTCTAGGTTTCCATGCATATTTGCAGAAACATAATATTCCATGGGAATGTGCCATGGCTAAGGTTCTCAATAAGAACATTTTTAAATTGATTGCGGAAAGACTTGATGCTGCTAATTTAGAATTGGGAAAATTGAGAGGTGAAGCTCCTGACGCCGAAGGAACAGGAAAGCGTTTTTCTCATGTTATGGCCATCGCTCCTAATGCGAGTTCTTCTATTATCATGGGTAATACATCACCTTCAATTGAACCTTATCGCGCAAATGCATATAGACAGGATACTTTATCAGGTTCATATTTGAATAAGAATAAGTATTTGGATGCCCTACTTAAAAATAAAATCGGAAATCATGATCACTGCGAACAAGAATTGTCTGATATTTGGAGTAGTATTATAGCCAATGATGGTTCAGTTCAACATCTATCAATTTTAACAGATGAGGAAAAGGAAATTTTCAAAACTTCAATGGAAATCGATCAGAGATGGATTATTGAATTTGCCGGTGATCGCCAGCAGCATATAGATCAGGCTCAATCATTGAACTTATTCTTCCGTCCAGATTCGCACATTAAATATATTCATGCTGTACATTTTCTCGCATGGAAACATGGCTTGAAAACTCTTTATTACTGCCGTTCTGAGAAGATTGGTAAGGCAGATAAGATATCCAAGAAGATTGAACGTCAAGTGATTAAAGAATTGGATATGGAACAAATTGCACAAGGAAATGATTGTATAGCTTGTGAGGGATAATTATGAAATTGCATGTAGTGTTGAGAACCTGTGATCAAGCATCTATTGAAAGCAATAGAATCGTAGATAAGAAGGAATGTGTGGTTCGTTGTTTTGAATCACTCTGGGAATCACTTATCGATTATTTTGAATATTCAAATTTTAATAATCTTGTTGCTAATGATTTTACAGTAAAAGTTTTTGATGATGGTTCATCTGAAGAAACCTTAAAGAAATTGAAATCTTTTAATTTCATGGGTAAATTTGAAATTGAAAAACTCAGTCTCGAAAAAGATCCTGAAATGAATGCTAAACAAAAATCGCGTCCTTCCTTGAAAGCCGCGTATGATTATATCTATACTTTACCAGATGAAGATTTGGTATATATTGTAGAAGATGATTATTTGCATAATAAAGATGCGATTGGTGTAATGCTTAATGCACATAAACATTTCAATAATCAATTGGTGAGAGCAGAGCCTAATACCCCAAAATATGTGGGTATATTTCCTAACAATTTTAGAGAATTGTATTTTGACATAGCAAATCCACATAATGGAACATATGTTCATCCTTGTTATGTTTTTGCCGGTCCTGATCGATACTATCGCACAACATGGTTTACTCACGAATCTTTTATGGTGCCGGTAGGATTGATCAAGAAATATAAAGAACACTTTGATGCGTTACTAGATATAGGTACAGTTGAAGGTGCATGGGAAGGTAATACTATATCTAACGTATGGACTAATCCAGAAGTTGTTATGCTTATGCCATTAGAACCCATAGCCATTCATCTAGGTAAACGTGAAGATATTCCTTATTTTTACGAACATAAATGGCTTAATAGATGGAACGAATTATCATAATGACAAAAACAAAACAAAGATTAACAGAGGAACGATCATATTTCAAACCATTCAATTATGCATGGGCATATGATGCGTGGTTGAAACATGAACAGTCACATTGGATTCATACTGAAGTTCCAATGATCGAAGATGTGAAGGATTGGAAGAAAAAACTCACTAAAGAAGAAAAACATTTTCTTACCAACATTTTCAGATTCTTTACACAAGGTGATATTGACGTAGCAGGAGCATATGTCAAGAATTATCTGCCATGGTTTCCCCAGCCAGAAGTACGTATGATGCTGCTCGGTTTCGCCGCGCGCGAGGCTCTGCACATTGCGGCATATTCACATCTCATTGAGACTTTAGGACTTCCTGAATCGACATACAACGAATTCATGGAGTATATCGAAATGAAGGAGAAGCATGATTATCTCGGTGTGATCGGTAAAATAGATTATGATGAATATACCAATATTCCAGGAGACCTTGCAGTTCAAATCGCGGCATTCTCAGCATTCACAGAAGGTATGCAATTATTTTCTTCATTCATCATGCTTCTGAACTTTCCACGACATGGAAAAATGAAAGGTATGGGTCAGATCATCACATGGTCAATTGTTGATGAAACACAGCACTGTGAATCAATGATTAAATTGTTCAGAACATACATTGATGAAAATAAAGATTTGTGGCATGATGAATTGAAAGGTAAGATTTATACCATTGCTGAAAAAATGGTAGAATTGGAAGATAAGTTCATTGATCTTGCATTTAAACTTGGTGATATGGAAAATCTTACCATTGAACAAGTCAAAACTTACATTAGATATATAACGGATCGTAGATTGATATCCTTAGGCTTAAAAGGCATATTCAAAGTGAAAAAGAATCCTTTACCGTGGGTAGAGGAAATGATTAATGCACCAACACATACCAATTTCTTTGAAAATCGCGCGACTGATTATGCCAAAGGTGCATTGTCTGGAAATTGGGGAGATGTTTGGGCTAATTAATAAGAAGGATAATAATAAAAATGACAAGCAAATCAATAACTGGAGAATGTGTAGACTGCGAATCAATGTTCAATGTGATGTATGAATCTGAAATTGTATCAAAGGAACTTCCTACTTACTGTCCGTTTTGCGGCAGCATCATAGAAGAGGATGCCCTCACCGAAGAATATATAGATGATGAGGAACCTTTGGATGATGAGGAATGGGAAGCTTAAATTGGTCGTATAATAATTTTGAATTCACCGCAGATATGATTGGTGATAATTATGGTTTTGTTTATCAAATAACAAACACCCTGACGAATAGAAAATATATCGGTAAGAAATTTTTCTATTCGTCTAAATCAAAACAAGTAAAAGGTAAAAGAAGAAAATATCTTGTCAATAGCGATTGGGAAACCTATTATGGTTCAAATGCCGAATTGCTAGGTGATGTCAAAGCGCATGGTCCAGAAAATTTCAAACGTGAAATATTACACTTGTGTGAAAATAAAAGCGCCTGTAGTTATCTGGAAGCAAAGGAGCAGTTTATTAGAGGTGCTCTAGAACTCGATGAATATTATAATTCATGGATCATGATTCGAGTAAGAAAAGTTAATGTACAAAAAGGCTTAAAATGTTAAAAGAATTGCAAAGATTCAAGAAAGTCTATTATGATAGTTTGTTATTTCTTCCTGATGAACATGAACCTGGAAAGGTAAACGTCCAGTCCTTGACGTATAAGAATAAAGGGACACCTCTTTCAGGTAATGAAATGGGGGAATCATATCACATATTTCTTTTCGAAAATTTGAAAGATGGTACCGTAAAATCGAAACCAATTTTCGAAGCCATATTGTGCGATCCATTAGAATATATTTCCGATTTAATTCTTGCCGATTTTTATGGTGTCGTTTGTAAAAATACCACAACCTCATTGGAAATAGTTAACGAAATAGTTGATTTAATCAAATTGATGTGATACACTATTAGCTAGTAGAAATTTGGAATAATTAATTATGATGTTGATCGACTTGAATCAGGTTTTGCTTGGTGGCCTGATGGCACAAATTGCCACAGAAAAAACCAAAATCCTGAATGAAGATTTAATTCGACATATGGTATTGAACATTATTCGTTCCCATATGAAGAAATTTAGAAAGGAATATGGTGAGGTCGTAATTTGTTGTGACAATCGACAGTATTGGCGCAAAGAAGTTTTTGCCCATTATAAAGCCAATCGCAAAAAGAATCGTGACAAATCCGAATTGAATTGGGATATGATTTTCGAAATCATTAATAAGATTAGAGAAGAAATTCGTATCAATTTCCCATACAAAATGCTCGACGTTGAGCGCGCAGAAGCCGATGATATTATAGGTGTTCTAGTTCCTCGTCACATACCCCATGAAAACATTCTCATTCTATCTAGTGACGGCGACTTCCTACAGTTGCAAGCTTACAATACGATGAATTTCGGGCATACTGTAAAGCAGTATAACCCTTCTCAGAAGAAATTTATTATTTCTAAGAATCCTTATGAGGAACTACACGAGAAAATTATTCGTGGTGATGTAGGTGATGGTATACCCAATATTCTTTCACCCGGTGATACTTTGGTACGCGGTGTCCGACAGCGTGTATTGACGGAAGCAAGAATCAATCAATTCACTAAGAATGATGCGGAAAATTATCAGGATGAAACAGCGAAATCTGGTTATTACCGCAATCGTATGTTGATTGATCTTAGATTTATACCCGAAGATGTAAAGCGAAACATAATAAATAGTTACGAAGAAACACCTGTCCCTGGACGTGGTAAACTGTTGAATTATTTTATTCAGATGAAACTTAGAAATCTGATAGAAGTTATCGATGAATTTTGAGGTATATTAATGAAAAACATGTATGAAATCTTCGAGGAATTCGAGGAAGCTAAAACTAAGAAAGATCGAGTTTCAGTGATTGAAAAGAATCTTTCTGATATTCTAATTAAAGTATTATTGTATACCTTCCATCCCGACTATAAGTGGAAGATAAAAGAAATGCCGCGCGATTATAAAACTCCCAATACATTACAGGGAATTTCATATGGGCATCTTGGAACAGAACTACGTAGAATCTACATGTTCCAGGAAGGCAACGAAACCGCCGAAACACTCGAAAAGAATCCCCGTAAACAAAAGCAAGTATTGTTACAGTTGTTAGAATCTTTGGAACCGAAAGAAGCGAAAGTTTTAATTGGAATCATGAAGAAAGATTTGGGTGTTAAACATCTGACATACGCCTTTGTTAAGGAGCACTTCCCGTTGATGTTGCCATAACATCGCGGGTATTTTTAATAACACAGAAGAGGAAAGAAATGGCTAAGGTTGATGAGAAGTTTCGTAAGAAATCAGTAAGATTCAAGAAAGATGATTACGATTACGAACCGGATTATGTCCAAGGTAGTGAACGAGTTCGACAAGACCGCAGAGTAAAGGCTAAGAACAAACGCAATAGTCGTTATGTAAGCGAACATCATGGACAACATGAAGAATATGATGATGATTATTAATTAATTGGAATTTTTGTTATGATAAATTTTGAACGCTTGTTTACTTATGATGGTAATACATTTTTTAATGAAGATTGTATTTCTATGATGGACCGATATTCAAATGATTACCATTATGTAATCACATCACCACCCGATGCTGATGAATTGGAAAATAAATCTATAATTTCGTGGCATCAATTGATGCATGGTGTTATTAGACGTTTTGATCCACTCAATGAATTCATCACAATCATATTGCGTGATAGAAAACAAAATGGTGGTGTACAATTGAAGCACAGCATCATAACTCAAATAATGACGGATTATGGATGGATACTTAAGTCACAGAGAATTTGGGTTCGTTCATTTAAAGCTAATTTGTACCGGTACAATTATTCATTTATCTTAACATTTAAACATAAGACTGTTAATGCGGCAGGTATTAAATTTAAACCGGTAGGTGAACAGAAACTACCTGATGTTATTGAAATGCCAATTTCACCAATTGATGGATATGTAGATAATTATCCACCGAATTTGTTAAAACCATTCATTGAATGTTATACCAAACCTGGCCAGGTCGTATTCGATCCTTTTATGGGATCTGCTGCAACTGCTGTTGCTGCAATCGATTCCGACAGAAAATGGTTAGGTACCGAAATACTTAAACCGGTATTTGAAATTGGTATTAATCAAATAACAAAGGCTTACGAGAATTTGGAACGTAAAAAGATAGATCCACCGTTCTAACCTATTGATTAAAAAAGCCCTTGACATTGCATGGGAAATGTCGTATTATATCTGTAAATAAACGACGGTGTTTCCCATGCTTATCGATGCAAAATCAAATCTGGCAAAATTACTCGCCACCGAGAATTTGTCCGTAGAACTTAAGAAGTGTGATACCGCATATTTCGATTTGAAAAATCGAAAATTAATCATACCAATTCTCATTGAAGGTCTTACCAACGATCTTTATGATTTGTTTATCGGACATGAAGTCAGTCACGCCCTACATACCCCTCTTGATGGTTGGCACAATTCCACCAAGGATCTTGGTATTCCTCGTGTGGTCATTAACATTCTGGAAGACGCGCGAATCGAAAAACTGATTAAGCGTAAATACCCAGGCCTCAAGGCTTCATTTTCACGCGGCTATCGCGAACTGGTCAATCGTAATTTTTTTGAAATTGACGGTAAAGATGTCAATAAATTAAATTTCCTTGATCGAATCAATCTGTATTTTAAAATCGGCGCGTCTATTAATGTAAAATTTGCCGCCGATGAGCAAATTATCGTTAATGATCTTGCAGATGCAGAAACCTTTGATGAAATTATTGAAATTGCAAAACGTATTGTTGATCAATATAAGAAGCAAGCAAAAGAAAATAAATCTAATAAGAAGAATGATTCCGATGAGAATGATTCGGAAGAATCCGATGGTACCACCTATGGTGTAATAGATATCGAAGATGAAGGTGATTCGGAAGAATCGGATGAATCTGGTGAATCCGAGGAATCAGATTCCGATGATGAAGATGATTCTGGCAACGAATCAGATGAATCTAAAAATGATTCCGGCGCCGATGATGAAAAATCTGAGGATGAAAAGTCTATTGATTCCAAAGGAACTCCTAAAGAAGATGAGGAGGAAAATAAGGAAGATGATAGCAATGTTAATGATGGTGCAGGCTCGGGCGACGACGATGAAGAAATGCCTGACATTGAATCCATTACTGATGAAGCTCAGCGTAATAATGAAAAAAATCTAATTGAAGATAAAGTAGATTACGTTTATGCTAATCTACCCACAAACTTCAATATGGATAAAGTTGTTATGTCATATAAGGAAGTGATTCAAGGATTCATCACACCTCAGCGAGGAATATCTTCCGCTCAACATTTTACTTTTGTGAGTCCTAATGAATATTTCATTTTCA